TTGTCTGCAATTCTTGCTGGTACTGCTGCGTAGATAGCGTCAATGATTGTACCAATGTTTGCAGAAGTTACCGCAGTTACACTACCAGTGTTTCCACTTACAAATGCAGCACTATCAGTGATAACCTTTAACAAACCATCAAATTTGTTCGTGTTAGGGTTAGTGTTAGCAGTTGCAGTTGTACCTTGCCACATTGCAATTTCCAATTTTTCAGCAATTACTTTTGATTTTTCCATACCGATTTGTTCGCTAAATGGAACTTCAGTTGGTGAACCTGGTGCAATTTGTGTTTGCATCCATTTTGCTTCAAGTGTTTTAGGGCATAAAGTTTCTTCAACTTTAATTTTACCAATTGTGATTACACGTTGTGTAAAGTTAGTAACACCACTTGGAGAATATCCGCAACCATCAGTTTGGAAGTAGACATCAGAAGAGAGAATGTTCAAAGCAGAAGCAGATTTTACACCTACTTGTACTTGACCAGCATCGTACAATAATTTAGCAGTCTTGCCGCTAAATAATGCTTTTACCAACAAGTCCGTAGATTGCTCATTGGTATAGTTAGTTAAACCAGTTACAGAGAATGACATATTTTTATTTTTATTTTTTTAGTTGTTGTGCGAATCTTTTGATATTTTCAAATTGTTGGTCTTTTTTAGACAATTTAGTTTGGTCTACATTAATAGGTGCTTCACTTGGAAGATTAGCAACTCTTTCTACCAAATCAACAGTCTTGCTGAATGCTTCACTTTGCTTTTCAAGTTTAGCAACTACGCTTTCAAATGCTGATGTCAACATAGAAATTTTGCTTTCTAAACTTGCAATTACTTCATTGAAATGTTCAACGGTTGCAAATTCTTTTGCCATTTCGGCTGCAGGTTGCATACCAGGTGTTTCAATTTCAGCTGGTTCTACAATCTCGGTTACTATACCGTTAACAGTAGTAATAAGTACACCACCTTCTACTTCGTGTGTAGCATCAGGTGCTGGAATATCGCCTTCAGCAGTTTCTACCATAATCATAGTACCAACTGCAAGTGTGCCATCCCATTTGATGACTGTTCCATCGGTCAAAACGGCACTTTCCATTTTGACTTCTTCGTTATTGAATTTGAATTTTGACATCAAATCTCTAACTTCTTGAATTAAATCTTTTGTGTTCATTTTTATATAAATTAGTTTTATGTGTTTTTTGTTGCATTTTTTATGTGCTTTTGTAAAATATCTTTTAATTGTGAAAGAAATTGTATCTCTGCATTAACAGGGAAATTAAAGAATCCTTCTACGCTGAACCCATTCCAAGTACCATCTTTGCATTTTGCCCAAATTCCATCTTCTTCTACCAAGTAACTAACAAACCAACTACCATCTTTGGCATCTTCAAATCCTTTTGGTGGCATAATACCACGTTCAAAGTCTAACAAATAGCTTTCAAATAGTGTGCATCCATCAATAGGTTGTGCGTGGTCGACATTAACTGCGTTGTATTTGTTGTTTAAAGCCCACTTTTTTGCAATTTTAAAGATAGTTTCTTTGTCAAACACTACATAATATTCACCTTTTTCTTCATCACGTCTGTAAATAGGCAAATCAGCATACATAGCAGCACCAGTAATGATGCGTTTTTCTTCGTTTTGAATAGCAAACTTTGTTTTAATCTTTTTAATTTGCTTAATATAGTTAGGTAAATCTTTGACAATGATGTCAAACTTTGCACCTACACTACCAATTGCATCTATTACGTCTTGGTTATTGTCATAGTGTTTGGTAATCCCAAGTTCTTTGATTTTATCAACCTTTGCACTATTACTACCAGTTGCATAAACTCTGCTTTCTGCAATGCCAAGTTCGTTTGCAACACTTAACATTCCTTCTTTATTATCACGTGCAGAAATAATGTAAACAGTAGAACCACTTTCTATTTCTTGTTTTGCAAGTTCTTTGCCGTGTGCAGTTGATAAGGTATCATCATAATCAAAACTTACTTTGTCGCCTTGTGCGAAGTTTTTGTTATCCCACATTGAATTGCAAATAGCAACTGCTTGTTCACTATCCTTGCCTTCGTCAATTACATACTTTATGCACTTAGGAATAAATTCTTCTTTTGTTTCGCCTTGTGTTGGTTGTAAAAATTCTATTTTGTTAAATGCTAAAAAGTTCTTTTGTATGGCTGGATTTTCAACAAGTGAAATAAAGTCTATGCCACTTTCAAAATCAAATTCGTCAATTGATAATTTGTATATTGGTAAATCCATATTCTATAAATTAGTATTATTGTGAATTTGTTGCATTATTCTACTACGCTTATTGCTTGATTGTTGCTTACCCTACGTTGTGTACGTGTTATATCGCCTTCGGTAACGTACACTTTACGATTTTGTGTAAGTGATTCATTTTGGTTTAAACTGCTCATACGTGGGGCAAATGATTGCATAGTGCCTTGACCACTTGATTGTGATGGGGTAGAACCACTTGTAGATTTACTTTGATATTGTGTATCACTAATTTTCTTTACTGCTGCAATACCAGTCGCAAGGGCTAAACCAGCAGTTATAAATTGTTGACCAGGAAATAAAGGTACTGATGTTAATGCAGCCGTTACCCCTTGATAAGTATTTACAATGGCTTGTGCTATTTGTGCTGCTTTGTTTACTTCAAATGCTTTCTTTTGGTCTTCTTCGCTTGAACTTGCAAATGCAGTATAAATATCAGTTATTGCATTTAATGAATCATTGACTGCTTTAAATTTGGCTGCTTGTATTTCTTTTTCTTTTGCTAATTCAATGTCTTTTTCTGCAATTTTCTTATTATGGAATTCAGTTTCTTTGTCTGAAATTTGTTGTGAAATAGCAATATATTCTTTTGAGCCAACAGCATAATTTTTTAATTTATCTTCTAATCCTTTTAATTCAACACCAGCAATTTCTTTTTCTGTTTTTGTTCTATCTTTTAAAAATCTATCACGTAATTTAATAATATCAATTTGAGATTGTGTAGTTAAATCAATAACTTCATTTTGCCCATTAATATATGCTTGTTTATTACGTTCGTTTGTTTGATATTCTTTATCTGCTAAATCTTTTAAACTTTGTGAATACGATGTTTTTTGTGTTATAACATTAACATCTAATGTTGCCAAATCTTGTTTTAATTTAGTTTCTTGTGCAAGTCTTTGTTTTGGGTCGGTTATTAAACCCGTAATTTTTTGTTCTTTTTTAATTGAATCTTGTTTTGCAGATATTGACAAGTTTGCATATTTGTTTTCAATTTCAAGTTTTTCTTTTTCTGTTAAATTTAGATTTGAAAGTTCTGTTGCCTTTGCTTTGTCAAGTGCAGTAGTTTGCGCAATTAATTTATTTTGTAAAATTGAACTTTGTTTTTCATAGGCATCATTAACTTCTGTTGTAGTATCTGCGACTTTAGTATTGGTTGCGTTTAAATCTTGTAAAAGTACACTATATTCACTGGTTGCAGTATTTAAAGTTTTTTGTGATTTAATAATAGTTGTACTTTCTTTTTCTTGAGCAATTTGAGCTTTGTTTGCATTATATTGTGCAGCGGTAAAAGTAAATAAACTTGCTTTATATTTATCCCACAAATTTAATTGTTCTTCAGTTGATGAATTTTTTGCTTTAAATATTGTTTCGCTTTCTTCGGCAATGATTTTTTCAAGTGCAGTTGCTTTTGCTCTTTGTTGAATTAATTTTATATTTTCTTGAATACGTCCATTTAAAATGTTCATTGATGCTGCACTTGTTACGTCAATGTCACGTGTTTCAATTCCTAATTTATTTAATTCACCTAAAGCGTTTTTTCGTTCCGCTAAAGAAAGTGAAGTGTCTTGTGTTAGTTTTTGATAAGATTGTAATTTAGAAATATTACCTTGTTCGGATGCAACCGCATCACGCATTGCATTATTTACTTTGTTTTGCTCTTTTGATACACCACCTAATGCTTCTTGTATGTCATCCCAATATGTAACTAATAAACCTAACCCAACTGCTAATGCACCAATACCCGTAGCTATAATTGCCCCACGTAAAGTACCAAATGCTTTGATAACTGCTTGTAATGAATCTTTTGCAAGTGTTGTAAATTGTTGTTGAACTTTTCCAAGTCCTTCAAGTCCTTGTGCAAGTGCCATTGCACCTTGAACTTTTACAAGTGTCTTTTGTAAGTCTTCGCTTTCACTACCAAATAATGCCATTGCCCCTTGTGCTGCTGCAAAACCACTTGCAACACCATTCACAACTGTTTGAACTTTGGCAAACTTATCAGGGTTTAATGCTTTAACTCTGTCGTTAAAGTCTTCCATTTTATCAGCTAAATCTGCAACTTTCTTTTGAGATTTTAATGCCTCATTAGAAAACTCACCAAATGTAATAACCATTTGTTGCGCTTCATTTTTAGCATCCTTTAACTGTTGCTTAAAGTTCTTTACTACTGTATCTGCACCACCTTTTGGTAATACTTCTATTTCTATTGCTGCGGTTGATTTTGCCATTGTTTTGTTTTAAGGTACGATTACGTAATATTTTGTGCCAGTGGAAATAAATTGATGTGATTCTTTGTCATTTGATATGTCGTGTGTTGTTGCTCCGTCTATTAAAATAGAACCATCACCAGCACTTACTGTTATTTTGTGTGGATTGCCTAACTTTTTAACAACAAATATTTTGCCTTTGTTGGTTGACGGGGTTGGTAGAATTACAGATATAATACCACTTGTTGGTGTGCCTACGATTAAGTAGTCATCGTAAACGCACGTGTAAGGACTATTTGTATTGTTTATTTCAATTACGTTACCACCACAACTATAAGCACCTATCTGTGGAAAGTTTTCAATGTAGACTTTGTTGCTTTCAACTGCACTAAAATCGTTGCAATTGATTGCCGTTACGTATTCAAAGCCACTTGGAATGTTTACTTTTTGCCCTATAATAATTGAATACGCTGCATTGCTTATATTGTCGTTGCCTACGGTGATTGAATCTAAACTATCTAATGCGCTATTGCCTATGTTTAAACCCCCACTACTAACTGCAACAAATCCTATTGGTATTCCTTTTGGAAATTTATCACTTAATACATCTACACTACCTATGCCGACATTCTTTTTGGTTGCCGTTGTCGGTTCGTAATAAGTAACTAAAAGAAACTCGCACATATACACACCATTCTGCAATGGATTGTAATCGCTTATTTTGTTCAATCGCCAATATTGACCTTCAAAAAAGTACAAGTCTTTAAACTGTAAAGTGTACCAGTCGTATGGTGTAATCCTAAAATATGCACGTAGAATTTTGCTATTCTTATCGGTAATTTCCCGAATTGTTTTGTACCAATATACATTTACAAGGTTTTGATTTGAGTAACTTAAACCCTTTCCACTAATTACGTTTAATGGCATTCCAAAGTTTAAATCAAATTGCATATTGTCTACATCGTCTACGTGTAGTGTTAAAGGATATTTCGTATAGTTTGGTACGTTGGTTGGGTTTGTTTCGTAAACTTCGTAAATAGGTGTAGTTTTTACACCACCAAAGTAAAGACATCTTAATTGTCCTTTATCGTTATTGCTATTAAATATGTATGAATAATATCTTTTAGAATCGTCTGCCTGAAATAAAATGGTTGGTGCAAAAGTTACTTCTATTTTCTTTTCCTCTTTTACAAAGTCATTGTCAATACGTATAATCCTATCACCATAAATTCGTGAAGTACTTTGCTTGTAGTCTTTGTTGTACTGGTCTTGACCTTCTTTAAATGTAAACGTATACGGGTTAGCTTCTAAATTACCCATTGGTACTATCGTCACATTTTGTGAGTAATCTAATTTCTTTGTCCAATCTTTTGTGCTACCATTGTAAAATTCATCACGTGGTACAAATCGTAAAAGTTTAGGGTTTAAAATATCTTGTTCAATGTACAAGTTAAACATCTTGACAAAGTTGGATAGCATATCTTTTTGCAAATCATCACCAGCAAAGAACAAACCGAAGTCTATTGTATTGTTGTATGCAAATGTTGAAGCATCAACGTGATTGTAAAATTGCGTTGTTGAAAATATAGTCCAAGTGGGATTATAAGGATTTGCAAAAAATGATGCAGTAGCATAATCAAATTTTATTTGTATTTCATCACCTCCGTTACAAATAACCTGAACACCCCCAAAAGTATTAAAATCCCAACTTGTTGTACTTGTGTTATTGGATAATAAAGTCAAAGACTTAACAAGTATACCATTTTTATAAATTAAAAAAGACATAGATGCATATGAAGTACGTGGCACTGGTATTCCAACAGATGCATTAGCTTGTAAATTTAAATAAAAATCATAAGCACCACCTTTAGGAACTACATATTTATAAGTAGAAGTATTAAAATTACTACCATTGTCAAAATTACCACCACTTGAATCATTGTTAAATGGTAAATATGTCTTTATATTAATTTGATTTGTACTTAATTGCGCCTGAAACAAACGTGTAGTCAATGCAGTTTCATCTGCCTCAAATCCAAAATTATTGTAAGGAATGACTAATCTTTTAAACCTTTCAGTATTAAAAAAAGAATCACTTGTGTACTGGTATCCAGTATTTGCCAATATTTTATCTATGACAGTCTTTGCATACAAACTTGGTACGTGGTCATCTACTCGCCATTGTTTGGTATTATTATTTTGACTGCCATACTTTGATAGCATCTGTGCGTATACATAACCTTCACCATATTGAAATGCTTGTGAAACATTATTTTTAATTATAGATGTGTCCCAAGAATTGGTGACATTATCTTTATTTAAAACGTGGTTGTATTCGTCAAAGTTCAATGCACTCAATCTTGCATTTCCAAGCGTTGTAAACAAGTCAGCAGTCTGTCCGTGTAGTGAACATTCATATTCAATTGTATCGTTGTCTAATACGTTTATTTGAATCAGTCGTATAAATCCACGTAATTGCTCAAAGCCATCGACTAAAACAAGTACATCGGCTTTTTTGTTCGGGTTGAAGTTTGGACTGAATTGACCATTGCCTAAAACTGTGTGGTCAACTTCAAAAATATTACCGAACAAAACATTGTTTGCTTTTGTACCTGGCAACACAACTGTTTTACTCCAATCACTTGTACGTTGTTCAGGGTTTTTAATGTCAGCAATTGAACGTGTAATTAACAAGTCGAAGTCATCCGACAAATCCATAAGGACTGTGTTAACAAATAAGTTTATCATAAGCGTTGAATCTTATCGGTAAATGATAATTCTAACTCAATTGTCAAATTAAATACTTTGTCGTTGATAACTTTTTTAGTTTCGTAATCGCTATTTAAAACATTAACGCTTTTTAATACTCCACCATCTAACAACCACACATAAGGTGACATTACAAGTTCTTTTAGCCACGTGCTTTCTTCTTCGGTAATCCAGTTGGAATTAAGCGTTATGGTTTGATTAGCTTGTGTATCGTAGTTACTTTTTGACTTTGCGTCTGTTCCGTAAGTGTACGAACTACCTTGTAAAGTGTAAGGTGTTTGCTTGTACTGTTTCCGTGCCACATTAAATTTGTCTCTTCGCACCCTATCAAAACGAAATGATTCGACTGCCCCGTATCGGTTAAGGAAATAAATGTCATTTGTATCATATTTGCTGCATTCGTCTTTTATGTAAATTGTGTATGTTTCACTTGTTGCACCAGTACCCGTTGCTTTAATTTCTAAATATGTAGCACCACTACTTGGTATAATTGGAATACGTATAACTGAATCTAATATTCCAGTCACAACAATATTTTGCGTTGTAGCTGCTGGGAATGTTTTGATACTTACTGCCAATGCACTACCTTTCCAAAAGTATAACCAGTCTTTTTGTGTTCGGTGTATGGTCTTGTTTCGCATCGTTGTTAAAAACTCTGCGTTTGTTGACGTGTTTATATTGTAATCGTTTTCTACAAAGGTAGCAAAGTCAATAGGGTGTAAAGCCATATTATAAGCAGTTAATCCCGTGACGTTTGTCAAACCACTTGAAGTAATCATTGGTGATGTACTACCAGTAGAATATTCGTAACCGAATTTGACGTTGTAAAAGAATGCACTATTAGGACATCCGCTTACTGATACATCATTGATATTCCAATCGTAGGTTACAAAGTTTTCAATCAAACGTGATATGTTAAATACCCCTTTGTTTGTGCTATTAGGATAAACGGGTGCTTTTAAACGTGCTAAAAGTGTGCTATTATTGTACACATCGGCAATGTATTTGAAGTTTGGACTGCCATAAATTGCACCTGAACTTTCACTAATAACAAAATTCAAGTCGTTATAAGCTGGACTATTGTTGTCAGGTTTTTGGTTAACTGTTATACTCACATTAATAAATTAGCAAAAAGTGTTTTTTGTTGCTTTGATGTAACTGGTTACATTTATACCCTATTGCATATAAAATTGCATTGTCAATGTATATTATACCTTATCGCATATATTTTACTACGCAAATATTGGTAAATATACGAATGCAATACCATACATTAGCACCATAATGTGCCTTTAATGTAGCATAAACCCGTCATTTTGTAACATAAAAAACCCTCATAGCTAATTAGACTACAAGGGTATGGAAAAAATATGGAAAGATTAATACAAATATACTATATTTTTGTTAAATACAACATAACTGCACCCTCAAATGTGGTAACTCGTTTCATTTCTTTGTTAAAGTCATTCCATTGGCTTGTGTAAAAACTTACTGTGTTTAAAAATTCAATCAAATCCATAGTTAAAATGCTATCCCATTGTTCACGTCTGCCACTACAAACCTTGTCTACGATTTCAAACCAGCTTTGAATTGGATTGCTTCTTGTTCCATTTCCTTCACCTTCGCTATCAAAAAGTCCTGAGTACTTTCCAACAACTTCGGATAAAGTTGCGAAAAAAAAAGCGAATAAGTATTTGCAATGTCGTATGGCATCGACAAAAATAGTTCACTTACATCTTCAAAATTCTTTGCAAGGTTTTTAACTTTTTTAGGTTTGCCAAATATATTGACTTCGGTAGTTAGCATTGCCATTATTTTGTGCAAGTTGTTTACTATCTCATCGCTACTATATTGCTGCAAAGAAATAAAGTGTTGTCCTTGCATTTCCGTTGCATTGGGAATCATTTTAAAACGTCTACCTTTTAACTTAAAATTAAACTTCAAGTTTTCACGTGGTGTAATATCTATTTGATTGAATCGTGCAAACAAATCTTTGACAGTCATATTTTCGACATCGTCAATAATCTTATTGTCAACTATGCAAATAGTGTGAATGGCTTTTTCTAATGGATTGTAGTCTTCAATCTCTTTTAGTTCTTGTAATTGTTGTATCGTTATCATTATGAGAATGCAAATGTACCTTTGCGGTTATGTTTTTTACAATCGTTTGCTAATGCAATGCTATTTACTGCGTCATCGTGCATTCCACTCGGTGCAGAATACTTAACTCCAGTACGTGTGTACTCATACTCAAAGTTTTCTAACTCAAATCCGTATGGTTCTTCAGGAAAAAATATACTATGTTGTTGTATTTCCATCACTAAACCTTCCATTAATTGTTGTTTGCTTTGACTTGTGTATTTAAACCCTTTGATATTTGGCAAAATGCGTTGCAAATCTTCTACAATTGGGTCACCTACACCCGTTGCGTCAATGTGTGCTGGTATTCTACCTACGACATTAATGATTTTTTGTTTAGTTTGCATCCAATCACCTTGAAATCTTTCAGTATAGCAAACCCTATTTTGATTATCTAACCCCGTTATGACAGTCCAATCCGTGTATTTTGCCAAATCTATGCCGAATGCAATTGGTGTACCAGTAGATAATGGTGCATAGCATTTACGAATATTGTCCAATCCAAATGGATTGCTATTGTCATCGCTTGGTTCTGCCAAATAAAGTTCCCTAAATACAAATTCGGGTAAATCTTTCTTTGCTTGTTCTATTTCTTCGATATCTAAAATGCCTTCTTTTGCAGCATCGTATGCCGTTATCTTAAAAAACTTGTAATCAGGTTCGCCAAGTCTTGCACGTTCACCCAATTTGTAAAACCAATTCTTTTTGCCTTTTACGTTACCAATCATTTTGCACTTGCCTTTGGTTGCGGTTAGTGTTGTACGTAGTGCATACCAACTTTCTTCACGCATACGACTTGCCTCGTCTACCACTGCTGCATACACGTCATCCCCATATAAGTTGTCGGGTTTTTCCGCACTCTTAAATTCTATTCTTGCACCATTTGGTAATATCAATGTCAATTTACTTTCGTTTGAAATAAAGAAGTCCTTTTCACTTACTTGCGCTTTCATTCTACGAAATGCAATCTCTGCTTGTTGGTAAACTGGTGCAATCCACCATACCGACTGATTGTCTTTTAATTGCAATGCTTGTTCAAAAATCCATATGATATGACTTGCCGTTTTACCACACTTGGTTGCTGCTGCCGTTATCGTGTAGCGTTCAGGTGCATCCAAGATAGCTTGTTGGTAAGTCGTTAAAAATGGTCTTTGATAGTTTATTTGCATAGTTCTACAAGCATTTTATATCGTTGCTCATTGATGGTTTTTAAGTTGTGGTGTTTATTGCAGTAGTCTGTATTTAATTGCCCACGTTCAATTGTAGCTTTCATATGTCTTAAATAAGAATACCAATTCTCAAAAGTATTTGGACAAAGCAAAATGCCACTATTTAATGCGTGGAAATTGTATGGCTTGACATCACTACAAATTATAGGCAATTGATATGCTGCTGCTTCTACTATTTTTAATTCGCTTTTATATTGATTGAAATTATCTTCACGCAATGGTGCAATACAAAAGTCAAATAACGCATATGATTGTCCGTACAAATCTGCACGTGTACCAAGTACTGTTTTAAACCATTCAGGACGTTGGTCTAAACCTACACCAGTAATTGCCTTTTCGCATTGATGCCATTCTACAGAATCGCTATGATACCCACACATATAAAATTCAGCATCAAAGTCTTCGCAGAATTGTTTTACTGCATCACCTACGCATCTTAAATCTTCAAGGTGTGTAATACCACCAACCCATCCAACACGAAGTTTATCACCCTTTTGTTTTGGTAAATTCCATTGCTCATCCTTTAAGTTTAAAGCGTTGGGAAACGTGATTGTATTTTCGTTAAATTCTTTTACCTTACTTGCAAGGTGGTCAGTTGAACACGTGACAATATCTGCAAGTCCCATTGCATCTTTTACGCAGTTCTTGATAACTTTCTTGTAGAACTTGAATGCTGGGTTTGAACGTGGGATAACCCAATAATCGTCTATGTCGCATACTAACTTACACTTTGCCTTTAATATTGCTTCAAATACGTTGTATTGGTAAATTCCACACCATCTATTGAATATAACTACATCATATTGGGTGTAGTCTATGTTTATCCAATCGGTTGGCAGTTGTGAAACGTCTACTTGAATGTCATAATCTTGCTGCATTTTAGCATATGGGGTAAATAGTCTATGAAAACTTACCCCACTTGTATTATCCATTAATACTAATATCTTCATTCACCTGGTGTTAATGGTATGTGCATCCACCAAATCGGTGGTGGTATTATAATCTCCGAAATAGAATCAACCCAAATATCCCCATCAAAGTAGCATAGTTTTTTGCAATACATAAAAATGCCTAATACTTCACGGTCATCGCTTGGTAATTGTTCGCTGGTTAATCTCCAAGATACTTTCATAACTTTAAACTATTTTCTTGTAGTATTTCGTGTAGCATATCTCGGCTTTGTTCAAATGACGTAAATGTATCTGCACTCATTGTATCGGGTGCGTGTTTAGTTTGTGCCCTTAACCATTGGTCAAGTTGCCACATTGCAGCCATCCATTTTGCACCATTGACTGCCGTATCAAAGTCTAATTGGTCATCAGGTAAATTGTATTTTAATATTGCTTCCATAGTAGTATTATCAGTTTTAAACTGACATTAGAACGGTAGACTATCATTCTTTGGTTTAGGTACTGCCACATAATGAGTAGCTTTAGACTTTTCGTTTGGTTGCTTAAGTTTGCCTAATCTTATTTTCACATCACCATACTGGTTCTTTTCAAGTTTGCCAGTTGAGATTGCTTGGTTTAGTTTTTCAAGATTGATTGATACGTTCAAACCATATTGGTCTTCCCACGCATTGCCTAAATAAATTGTTTCTGTCATTTTGTTAAGTTTTTATAATATGCTTGTATAATAGTTTTTAATGCTTCGGTTATTACTGCTGGTTCTTGCATTGGAATATCTTCACCCATTCGCCAGTCGTTGTAATACGTCAAAATTATAATTGCTTCTTTTTCGGTCATTGCTTCAAGTTTAAAGTGATGGTAATCGGTTCGTCTGTTTTAATATTGTTGTCAACTGTTTCTTTTGGTTTGCCGTGTACACGTGTTACCAATGCTTCAAGATTGTACAATGAATTTTTATCGTGGGCTTTTGTAAGTGAACCCGCAATGATTTGTTCAATAATTGTGTATTGACCAGTTTTGTCCTTGTCAATGCCTTCTAATTCTTGCCTATTCATTGCACACATATTCATATAAGTTTGATTTATATCGTCCTTAGAATATCCCAATTCTTTTAGTTTGGTAACTATTTTCTTTGGTCTACCTTGTGTGTTAATATTCTGTGGGTTTTTATCAAATCCACTTGCTTTTTTTAGGTTGTCTAATCTATCTGCCATCAGTTGTTTTTCAATTGTTTTTCTTGAATAAAAGTGACCAGGTTGTAGGCACTTCAATTTTAGTTAATAATTCGTAGTTGTGCAGTTCAAAAAATGCAATCCACTCTGCTTCTTGTTTGATGTTAATGTGTCCCCATTCTTCGTCAAAATTGCTTAAATGTGGTGTACTGCTAAAATGAAAGTACTTGCAATTTATGTTGTATAGCATTCTATGTAGTTTGTCATCTGTGATGTGTTCCATTACTTCAATACAAGCTACTAAATCTGCCGTGATTTTTGTTTCTGTGATGTCGCATTTATTGTAAACATTTGCGACACCGTGTAACATAGCATAATGTAAGTGATGTTGATTTAAATCGTAGTAAGTCACGTGCTTGTCTATTTCTTTCATCGCCAGTGAATACGTACCTACACCACCACCGATGTCAGCAAAAGTTTTAAATTCTACAAGTTCTGCTACTTTGTTTGCAGTCGCACGAAACATATTGACAAATCCTTCGTTGTCTAAACGTATTTGATTTGCCATTTCGTAGTCAAAGCATTTTTTATCATCCCATAACCCACCAAAACTATTTTCCATTTTCTTGCATAAATTTTAAATGTGTATCTATTAACATTTGTTTGTATTGTTTTTTATCTCCGTAAAATATATGGTGACCACGACATAGTGCCATTAGGTTTTCTATCACATCACGTTCGTTTGAACCACCCATTCCCCTTGCTTCGATATGGTGTAAATCTACTGCTTGACATCTATAAATTTCACAACACAAGAAATCGGATAAGTCATAGCCGAAATGTTGCATATAAATCTGTGTGTGTTTTTGCATTACTTCTTCTTTCTTATCGGTGTAATCTTTTGTTCGTCATCAGATAGTTGTGCCAACTCCAATGCCTTTTGTTGCACATCGTCAATGGTTGGAATCTGTTGTTCTTTCATCGCCCTTGCACGAATGATTATTGATGTAAAGTGTTCAATAAAACAAGTACTACAACTTGGCATAGGACTGCCCATTACTTCGTGGTAAATGGTTTTTACTTTGATTGATTCTTCAGGTGTTAATCTAAACACTTGTGTTTTTCTAAATGTGTGTAGATGATGCTCTACGCTTAAGATGTAGTCTATTTGTTCGTTTGTCATAATTTCCATATTAAAGATGCAACTACAAAGCATATTGCTGCTGGTACAATTGCTGCTAAATTGTATTGTCCGTAAAAATACCCAATGCCTAACCACCACGATAAACAACTTTCACAAGTCAATGGTTTGCGTTTAAACCACTTTGGTAGGTTTGGTGTTACTACACTTGAAAATATAAATCCAAGTGATGATATGCCTAAAATTTCAATCGCTATATTCATTGTTTATTTGTTCTTTTATTTCTTTAATTACCCGTAACACTTCACGTAATGAGATTTTCGTTTGCCTATGGATACTTCGTGCTGAATTACCATTTGACCATTGGGTGAAGATTTCTCTTTCGTACCATTGGTTTTTGCTTACTACATTTTCAATCGTGGTTAACTGGTTCTCTTTTGTTATTTTGTCTTCTAAACTATTTATTTCTTGTAAATCTAAACTATTTACATCATATTCACCAATAGTCGCAAACAGTCTGTTAAATGCTTGTCTTGGACTTTTAGTTTGATTGAACATAACTTTAACGCAAAAGTATTTTATATATCCGTTTTTATGTAAATCTATAAGTTTAAATTCAGGCATCTCACATAAAATTAAAAGTAGGTGCTGCTGCAAATCTTCGTGGTGTAATGGGCAAATGTTTTTTGCTGCTTGTTTTAACCATTCTGATGTGGCAACTTCTATTAAAATTTTATCTTTGATACACAAAACTATAAAACTTTTTTCAAATTAAAAAATTTCCATCCTTTTTTTTCATATTTTTTTCTATAGTACTCCACTTCTTCTAAAGTATGCAAACACCAGGTTACACTTTCTTTGCCTTTATTAAGCACCAATTGATAAGATTCTTTTACATTGTGCATAGTGATTTGTTTCTAATTTGTAATTGCAGTCTAAAAAGTTTTGATATTTGCAAATGCTATTAATTACAGTGCTATGGTCTTTGTTTAAAAACCTACCAATTGCGGTTAAACAATAACCATAATGCTTATATGCCACATAGCAAAACAAATGACGTGCGATGCTAATGTTACGTTGCCTATTCTGTGCTAAAATATCGTGTGGTATTATCTCGGTTGTGCTGCATACTGCTTCTAAAATCATTATTAGTTTCACATCTTCTTTTTCTTTGCCAATTGGTTTTGTGAGTAGGTTTTTCAAACGGGATATTTCTTTCTCGTATTTTGCAATTGTTGTTTCTTGCTTCTTTAATAAGTTTGTGTGCTTTTTGCGATAGGTTAAGTATCTTTCAAAGTAATCGGTTTCTTTTGTGTTCATATTCTTTCCGTATATTTTGTGTACTTGCCTTCAAATGTAACTGGTATTGTGACTGTACTCCCGTGCCTATTTTTTGAGATAATTAATTCAGCATCACTCTCAATATCCATTTGTTCTTGCTCATAGTATTGTGGTCTAAACGGGAACATAACAACATCGGCATCTTGTTCTATTGAACCACTTTCACGCAAGTCGGAAAGCATAGGTCTTTTGTCAGCACGTTGTTCGCTATTTCTATTTAACTGCGCCAAACAAATAACTGTGATATCTAATTCTTTTGCAATGATTTTTAAGTTGCGTGAAATTTCTGCTATTTCTTGTTCACGATTTGCCTTTGTTCCTTTTACTAATTGCAAATAATCTATGATTAAAATGTTTAACCCGTGTTTTGCTTTGTGTAGTTGTGCTTTTGCACGTATATCGTTTATGCTACTCTTTGCATCGTCATCTACATAGAAATCAGTAGTCAGTTGGTATAAGCTATTTGCAATGTGTTCGTGTTCGTTTACTTTTAAATTGCCACTACGAATTTTATAGTTTTCAATATTTGCAAAGTAACTAATATAACGCTTTGCCAATTCTTCGCTGCTCATTTCAAGTGACATAAATAAAACCTTTGCCACGTTTGATGCGTTAATTGTTAACGACAATGCTATTGCAGTTTTACCTGAACCTGGTCTACCAGCAATGATAATTAAATTACCTTTATTCCAACCACCAATATACTTGTCTAACATTTGCCAACCCGTTGTTAAGCCCATTAACTTTGTTCCACGTTTCATTTTTTCTTCAAGGTCATCAATTACCTTACCAGTTACTTTTGACATTGGTAATGGCTCTTTGTCAATTGTTATTTGTGCTTCGATTGTAATTAAACTCAAATCTTTTAGTATCAAATCTAATTCTTTGTGTACGTCTAAATTTGCTATCTGTTGAACTAACTTGTTTTTCTTGTACATTATATCCAATTCAAATAGATAATGCTTTAAATCGGTGCTATGTGCATAAGAATTGGTAAATTGTGATAGCTCAAATGCCTTGCCTTTAAATTGGCGTGATAAATTAAGTAAGTCAATGGGTTGATTATTTAAATAACATAACTGCATAAAGGCAATTATTTCTGCATTCCACCCTTTAAACCATTTGTGGTTAATTTTAGGTAAAAATACGTGTGTTTTTTTGTCCATTAAAAACGTTCCGATAATATAATGTTCTCTATTCATCTTCTAATGTTCCAAATTTAGGTTTGTTTGTTATAACTTGTGTTTGTATTTGAACTTCATCTTGCCATCTTTTTTTATTTAAGTATGTTGAAAAGTATGGTTGAAATTGTTTGTCTTTAAATTGCTTGACAAAAATAGGAATATGTGATTTAATTAAATCATATTCACTTGATTTTATTTTTTTAAATGCACTTAAACTTTCTTCTTTGTTTAATTTCTTTTCATACAAATTCCAAAATTCTTCAAATACACTAATATCAAATACTTCTTTTTCTTGTTCTTCTTCTTGTTCTTGTTCTTCTTGTGATGCAGTATACATACCATTTACATACTCTATCAATACTCTATCTTTTATTTGTTTAAGTTCTGACTGAATGCAACTTACAACTTTTGGACTTGAAGAACCATTATATTTGTTCCAATTTTTTAAGGCAATCTCTTTTGTATCTTCGGAATATAGAATTTTACCTATTTTTATAAAGTATTTAATAAGTTTAGATACTCTATCTATACTGTATCCTAAATCAAAAGACATTTGTTTTTTACTGATTTCGTAGATGCCACATTGTTTAGTGCGTTCATTTGTCAAAAGGTATAAATAAAATAATCTATGTTCATTATCCAGGTCTTGAATAAATGTATCACTCCAAAATGATGTATGAATTTTTCTAAATATTGCCATAATTAAAATCCTCTATTTGTTAAATCATAACCATTTTCAAGATTAAAATTTATACCATCAATTTTAAAATCATAAGTATAAAATTCAATTGTTCCACACCCTTGCACATTTAATAAATCAGTAATAAAACAAAAACTACCTTGTGTATCTAATTCTTTACCAATTAATTTAATATTTATATCAAATAAATGTGATACATTTTTAGATTCTAAATAAGTAATTACTCCTTTTACATATTGAATTGATTGTAAAAATGATGCAATACCAATCTTTTCTTTCTTTAATTCAATAATAGTTACTTGTCCAGGAAAGAATAATTTTTTACCCTTGTAATACGGACGTGAATAATAAATTAAATCAGCAATTCCATAATTACCAATTTTCACTTGTCTTAAAAGTTTACCTTCAATGGCTAAACCTCTTTCGTCTAATAAATCCCTTCCAGATTCATAGATGATTGTTTCTAAATCTTTTTCTAAAAATTTCATAAATAAAAAAAGCCCAACCAAAATAGTGCAGTTCAGGTGCGACTATTTTAATTGAGCCAATATCTTTTAAGTAATCGGAATCCTGAACATTCCACTTAACAATACAAATATATATTATTTATTTTATATATCCTAATTCTTTCAAAACTTCTTCTTCTTTTTCCATTCGTAGCTGGTAAACTTTGCCACGTAGATTTGGATTTTCTTGTTGTAGTTTTTGACGTGAACGTCTGATTGATTCAGGACTATGCACCATTCGTGATGCAATAGCATTTAAAACATCGTACATTGACTTTGCACCCATTTGTTCAAGTTGCTCACGCCAAATGTCTGCCATCAATAACGCATCATCGTCACGCATTTTAGTGCTTGTTTCAAGACGTTGTTTAACTACGTTTATAATTAGTAAACTCATACCATTTGCCCCTTCATTTTACCTTTGTACATTTTCTTCAATTCTTTGTTTGCCATTTTACCTACTGGATTAAGTTTATCCCAATTAGGTAAGTCGTTTACTTCAGGCATTGGTTTGTGTTCAACTTCTTCAAATTTTGTTAAAGTTTGATGTGCAACTATAATACACCAAGCGCAAAATAATACGCTTATGGTTAGTCCCATCATTGCAAGTGCATCCCAAATCGTTATCATAGTTGTACGTTAAAAAGTCCTACATAAGTGATGTCATCACATACACCGATAATTGCATCTGTACCTTGATACTGCACCGTTGTTGTTAAATTGCCTACTGTTGCATCTAACATCTTAAAAGCTACCCATTCAAAGGCATCTGCCATTGTTGGGAATTGTTGGATAATTGTTGTTTTGTTTTCCATATTGTTTTTAAAGGGGCTAATTAAAGCCCCATTTTTATTTTTAGTTGAAAGTTATTATTTTATTTGCAATAGCAGTATTACAAGCAATATGTTGTAATCCTTTTGAATCTACATAATCAATACCATATACTTGATTATTTTCAATATAAGCTTTGTAAATAATTACAATGTCTTTATACTGTTTGATACAATGGCTAAATAATTTTGTGTACAATTTGCCGTTAATTTTTTGATTGATGTTTGTTTCGTTTTTCATATTGTTTTTTTATTATGATACAAATATACAACGATTTTCCATACTTGAAAATTATTTTTTCAATTTTGTAAAAATATTTTACAAATATTACAATAACGTGACAATTGACTGTAGTAACTCATTTGCATAATATAGTTTTTCGTCAATGATTTCTTTGACATCTTCAAGTTCTATGTGTGCTATGAATAAATTGTGAGTACCTGGCATACGTTTATCGTACGAAACAAAGTAACCAAACTCAACTGCACTTGCTATCATACCAAGTTGCATTTGCCAATAGTATTCGGGGTGTATTTTTAGCAAATCTTCAGCACATTTGATTGACCGATTCTTTAAATGTATGCCACTATTGAAAGGGTTTTTAATTTCTACCAAGCAATTACTACCAAGTGCATCGGGTGAATAACCAGAATACTCACCATAAGGAATAAACGTGTACGTTTCACCACCATAATAAGTGTAAAAATCATCTTGGTTGTATTGGAATACTTCAAATGCTTCTTTTTCGTTTTCAGTCCCCCACGTCAATGCTTCACCCCAAATTGGTTTGCGAATGCCCGTTAGTAGTTCACTTGCTTTTTCATAGACAAATGACTTTGCCGTTTCGCTTAAGTACTCCGATTTGTTTCTCGGAGTACCCATTAGCTTGTGAATTTCAGATGCTGTAAATCTACCTTCACGTAAAGATAGCCATTTACTTTCATCGTGTGTTATTGTAATTTCCATAGTTCTAAATTAAAGTTTCATTTCATTGCTATAAGCAACTTTTTATTATCTGCACTAATAGTGTACTTTCTTTCGATGTCTTCCATTAAACCACCCGTTTGCAAATGTTCTTTTGCTTTTGCCCAATTGCTATGCTTTGGGTTTAAATCTTCTTTTGCAACTTGTTTAGGTGTCCCGTTATTACCGGTAGCAATATTGCCGTCATCGTCCGAGCCATCGTCAATAATTAAACCTAAAATAGCAGCTAAACTATATCTTCGTGCATAGGTTACTGCACTACCAAAATGTTGTGGGTTGGTATCGTCTTTGCATTTAATTTCATAAATACTTTCTAAAGTTTGACCAGTTTCAATGTGAATTAATTTTGTTACAACACAATTATTAATAACTGGTTGAACTAATAATAAACCTTGTTTTCTCAATAATGGTGTAATCACTAATTGAGTATGTGGTAGTGTTGCATACTTTGAACCTTTGAAAAAAGGGTTAGATGCGTCTTTGCTAATCTTCGGACATTCTGCCTGGAAATTGCTTACTGCGTTAAATAGTTCTTTCATATTTTTTTATCTGTTATTAATTTGTCAATTGCATCACACAAAGAATATTGTGCAAAGTCTTCCATAATTGCCCACATAATATGTGTAGTTGGTGAGCCGTCTTCGTCTTCTTCGTAGTGTGTAAACTCGTTTACCAAATCTTCTTCGTTTTCGATTAGTAAATCTTTGACAAGTTCTTCGTCAAATTCGTAATCGTTAAAACCATCAAAGAAATGTAATTTACCTTCAAAGAAATTTGCACTCATTTGCAGCTTCTTTAAGCGCACCAAATTTGCATCCATAAGATTAGTTAGAGTCTTCATTGATAATGTCGATAGCAGTGTTTAAAATGATTAATACCTTTGGTTGTATAACATCACCATTTAGGTATTTACGAACAGTTGGCATAGAGATGCCAGTACGTGCAGCGACCTTTGAAACTATGCCGTGCTTCTTGTGTAACTTGATTTGTTTGATAACTTCTTGTATATCCATACCACAAATATACAAATAGTTTTCAATATAACAAATTTATTTTACAAAATAATTTATTTAAATAAGTTTGCAGCAAAATAATCTGCTACGTTTTGGCTTAACTGGTTTATTTTTTGTTCGGTTAACGTAGGTTTTATAAATGGTCTTGCCTTTGTACCACTCTTTAATATGTTCTTTTTGATTATACGGGCAATAACATTTTCTATTTTGTTGTTAAATGCACTTGCAAATGCACCATACCTACGTTTTTCTTTCATCCATTGTGCAATGTCCTTTACCGAAACATTTGTACCAGGTTCTTGACCTTCTTCAACACCTATCCAATAATCATTCATCGTGATTATTAGTTTTTCGCCTTTACTGGTTGGTTCTATTTTAGGTTGTATGTTAGCCGATAGCGAACCACTTGCATTTGATTTGTTATTTTTTAACTTTGTACGTAACGCTGCTATTAACTTATTCCCCCAATCTTGTATAATAGAATTAACACCACCACTTTTAATTTCTTCGGTGATATTTTTTATTCCAATGCCTTTAAGAAAATCAGGTTCTTTTGCCATCAGTATTGCAAACTAAAATCTATAATTTCACCATTTTTAAAATATGGTATTACTTTAAGCCAATATGCTTTCGGTACAACTTGGCATCCAGCCGACCAATTGTCGATAAAATTACCTAATCCAGCTTGATGAAAGTTTATGCCAAACAAACCCTTTTGAATTACCTTCTCATCCAAATTACCATCTTTATTCCCATCACGAAATATTTGAATAGATTTAATTTGTTGAAAGTATGGACAACCTAACCACAAAGTTTTCCAATTTGATGACGTTTTAAATTGATGTGAACCCAAAACATATTGCGCAGCAGCAATTGCAGTACCAGTAACCCCACCATAAGTGATTGGATTTTGAATGTAGTGCTTACCAGCAGTTGTTGAACACGGGAATATTTCTGCAATATCATCGTTTAACCACAATACCCCAAAGTCATCAAAAGTATTGGTTAATTTTCTGTCGCATCGTACCCAAGTTATACCTTTGGTTTGGTTAAAAACATACTTTTTTAATTCTGCTTTTGTTTTTTCGCCAATGATTCCGTCAACTATCAAATTGCATCCACATCTGTTTAAATATTCTTGTACTTGTTTCACGAATTTTCTATTAGTTTATTTAAATACCATTGTGCCTTTTGTAAATCTTCAAGTCCATTTTTTCTGTCGTATCGCCAAACATATTTAATTATGTTGCCCTTTAAATACCCTTTAAATGCCATATTTGACATTGAACTTTTTATTGCTTCTATGCACTCAATACTACCTTCGTAGTGTGTTGGTTTATTTACTACATCCATTTGTTACAAAACTCGTTAAAATCCATATCAATTACAAATGTATGACCACTTATATAATGTACTTCGGTATAATCCCAATGTTGGTTGGCTGCAATAATGTAACCAGTATCTAAAATCGCTTCTTCTAAAAACTCGCACGATTGCTCTTTGTCTTCATAGACTGAATCTGCAAGTACAACGATATTACATTTAATTTTAGGCACGATATGTAAATGCGTTTATTGTTGTGTGTTCAATTCCATTTGTTACCTTTCTTTCGGGGCAAAGTTCAAGCCATCTTCCACCCAAAGGTTTTGGCGTTGCACCTCTTTCTACGTGCCATCCACCAAGACCATTATTATATTCTTCTTTATAGGTTGCAGTTCTAACCATCAAAATATTTCGCAATCTAATATTAAATTTTGAATCTAAATATTCATTTGTATAAATTACCTCATTACATTCGTGTACGTGTCCCATCCATATTAAGTCTGCACCTTCTATAAATGAAGACATTCGATTGAACTGTATTACACCACGTGTTACTGGTCCACCACCACCACTTCCGTGAAAGTATTTTATTTTAAATGATTTTCTAAAAATTTTATTATCTAAAAAATTGTAAATTATCCACCCACCATATCCACCCGTTTCAATTGTGGTGTTACATTCACGATTTAAACCAAAAACAAAGCGTTGTATAACATCTGTTTCTTGACGTTTTATAATGTTGGTTTCGTGATTACCATAACCAACAACTTTAATAATTTTTGCATAAGGTTTAAACCATTCAATTGCATCGTTTACAACGGCATCTAAATAGTTGTTTACGTTGTGTTCAGGTCGTATGTCGGATTTGCTTTTTCGTGGGTCATATGCCCCTTGCATCAAACAGAAAGTATCTCCGTTTAAATACACATCGTTATTACCAGCAAGTGCTAAATCTAAATGCTTTTTCAATAGTACCCTATCACACTTGGGATTATCCCAATGCAAATCCGAGAGCAAAAGAACCTTTTTGTTTTCAAAAGGTACAATAAATTTATGTACGTTGTTTTTCATTTGAAGAAATAAAATATTGTCACAATTATTGCATAAAATGTGACGGTGTAAAATCTTTCTTTTAATTGTTTGTTTTCTTGAGCAACTTCACAAATGCCAAATTGCAAATCTGTGATTGTACTATCCAAAAAATTTATGTGCGTACTATCATTTTGAATCTTTGCTTTCAAGATTCTATTATCTTCACGTGCTTTTGCGCCTTTAATTAAATAAAGGTTTACGTTCTTGACTGTCGATGAATCTATGCAAATCGATTGCCCTTTGCAGAAAATCGGTAGAGTAAAAAGAATCACGCAAATGTATTTCGATAGTGTCATATTTTACTTTAAGTTTTTCTTTTTCTTTGGTAATGATTTTTTCCTTCCACTTGTATAATGTATCAATATCGCTAATGGTGTCATAGTGCTTAATAACACTGTGAGCATAGCAATACAATAAACTAAAGAGGAATGTCGCAATAAGACTCGCTATAAGGTATTTCACAATTGATTTCAACTCCATATCCCGCTAATATATCAGCTTTGTTATCCATTATTGCTTCTGCGTTGCCATTCACACTAAAAAACACTTCATCTTGGTAGGTGTTGCGTTTACATAGTGTTATGATGTCTTGCAAAATTAGTGCCGTGTCGCTTAAAACTTCAATCATATTTGTTTGGCTTTCAAAATGTCTGTCCAAAATCATAAGCATAAAGTTGTAAACGACTTTTTTACCTTCTGTATCAAAGTTAAACCCATTAGGTACTAACCAAACCAATGGGTAAAATTTTAAATTCTCTTCTGTAAAGTCAATTTCACCAACAATAAATTTATTTACTTGCTTGTGGCTTACCGATGCAGTTTGAATTGTCGATATTATTTGATTTAATGTCATTGAGAAAGTTTAAAAGTTTAGTTTCATTCTTTAATCGGACTTTCCCCTTTTGGGAAGTCATAGTATCTAAAATCTTCATTGTAGTTAGGTGGTAAATATATTCCCCCAAATATTTGGGTGTTGTGTGGTCTTATTGTGTCGATGGTAGAACCTGGATTAAAGAACAAAGGATAAATAGTGCTATTAGCTTGTAGGTATTCTCTCAATCTATTAGCATAATATTCGGCTTTATCCCTATACCTACGTTCAACCAATGTCATTTCATCAATAGTAACTGGTTGTGTGTTGTCCGATGTACGTGTTCCAAGCGTCTTATTTAGCATTTTAAACGTCATAGGCAACATCGATTCAGTCAACGTGTAGTATTTCAAGCAAGGTGCAATATAAATGTCTAAAAGCGTTGTATTCGCACCCGTTAAAGTATTAGCAAACGCTTGTGTTTGTAACTCATTATAGATTCCACTACCAATAACATCACGAATGTAGATTTCTTGTGCTTCTTTTATTGCCGATTTTAGCAATTTATCGTCTACGTTTTCGTTTATTGGACTATTATCCTTAAGATAAGTGGTCGAAATTAAATATACAAAGTTGCTCATATCTTTTTACGTACTAATTTACTATTCCAAATGTGACGGCAATGGTGAATGTGAACAGTTGTATCGGGTATTGTGTACCATCCACCACGTTCTGTCCAAATATCCCTACCTACACGTGCGCTAATTGTGTCAATTTCACTACGTAAATACAATCTATTTGCACTTACTAATTGCCTACAAAATTCACGTGATGTTTTTATGATTTTACGTTCACCACTAAATGCTGGGTCAAGTGCATATTCATAACGTATCTCAATTTGTTGGTCACTTACTTTTTTAAGTTCTGTTGTACCCAATTTTGAAACTGATAGTTTACCTTTAACATCGTCTATAAGTCCGTTAGAAGTCATCTGTGCAATAGTATCGACTACTTTTTGTGTGTCTATCTTCAAATACTTTGCAAGTTCACCCGTTGTAGTACCATCGTTTGCGTTTAGTAGCTGCAAAATTGCAGTTTCTATTGCAGAAGCAAATTCCATTTTAACATCTTCAAAGTTTTCTTTGTCTTCGCCACATTCCATAAACATATTTACAACATCGTCTTCGGTATAAGATTTTGACATTGCTTGTTGTACTGGTTCAATAGGTTCAAAACCTAATTCAATACGTGCTTCATTTTGAGTGATTACACCTTTTGTGTACAAATCTACATAGTCTTGACCAATTGGTGGTTTGTTAATGGTTACAACTTGACAAGGTAAGGCATATTTAAGAATGCTATTTAACGCTGAATCAAATTGCTTTTGTCTTGGTTCAATATACGCTTGTTGAAACAATTCATATGCCTCAATAAGTTCGTTCCTTTGTCCCAAAGCACCCGCAGTAGAAATACCAAATAAAACGGGGTTAGATATACGATGACCAACAAATATTTCATCACGTACGGTATCGTTTAGTTGTAAAAATTGTTTGTCAAAATCACTTGGTTGTAAGTTAGTTATTTCTGCTGCACGTTCACTTGGCTCATTGTATCCAATAATCATTCCACCAGCATTGTGTGTGCCAGTCTTTTGTTGTTTGAATCTTCGTTCGGTGATTCTCATTTCTTCAGGTGTTGGTATACCTTTGAAGAACTGAATTAAAGTTTGTGCTGAAAATCCGTTTTTGATTGAATTGAAATGCCAGTTTTGAATCTCGCTATCAATCTCAATGTACCTTAATGCACCGATATACGATGGCAAAGGGTATTCTTTTTGTCCCGCACGATACAATTTAAAGTAAAATACTTGTTTATTCTCACGTGTGTTAGCGTTAAAGTAAGGATATTCACATATTTCTTGACGTTGGTTCTGCCAATCTTCACTATAATATGCACAATTTTTACCTAATCTAACATTTTGAAATGGTAAATGATAGTATTCTGCGGGTTTGGTCTTGGCTTTATTCCAAATAACCTCTAATGCAAACCCATCAAATAGCTCATAATCTTGTGCTAATTTAGATTTAAGGTTTTCAAAGTCTTCGTATGCGTTAATATTTGCCAAAAAGTCTTCAGTAATTGCAATATCTTCTGTGTTACCACCTTTTAAATCGGTGTTTGCACCTACAATGTATGCTGCTTTTTGGTTAATAATGGCGTTGTGTTTTGGACTGCTATTATATAAGCGTATAAGTTCTTGTGGATAAAGATTATCTAACCCGTAAGTCATATAACCCTTTGCCTTATTCTCTTTGAATATTGGTAAACTATCGTCAAGAAACGAAAGTCTGTGTAAGTTAAATTTGTTTTCCATCGGTAAAGAAGTTTGTTATGAATTTGCCAACTGCACCACATATTCCACAAGCCAACATAAACTTAGGATTGTCTACGTTTAACCCAGCAATAAATAAAGACATCGCTGCAAGTGAATCACCGAGTACACGGAATCTTTTTGGTGTTGGTTGGAAATATCCTTTTAGTCTCATTTTTTTGATTTTATATAGTAATATCGTATTGCAAATATACCACTTACAATTGCAATCAAACCAGCAAGTGCCGTAATAATAGGTTGTAGTTGCGTTGACAATGTAGCTATAAAAGAGATTATAGACGTTGTTGCAAGTCCGTCTGCTGATGTGTCGTTAAGGTTTTTCATTTTGGATTGGTGGTATGTACTCTTCTTGTGGTAAATCAAACAACCACATATATTCAGATTCTTTGAATGCTTCTTTGTCTTGGTCGTTTCCGAAGAAAAACCATACATCGTTAATATCCATTACGCAGTTGATAAACTGATAAGGGTTTATAAATTCACCTTGTACTTGGTTGTATTGTTCGGTGGTTAAAATGTATGCTATCATTATACGTTACGTGATAAAGTTGTTTGAAACGCTTGTACTGCAGTGTAAAGGTTAGATGCTTGAGTGTTTGAAAGTCCATCGTGCATTGATGCAAATGCACATTGTCTATTTGAATATGGTGAAACACCTGAAATTTTAACTGTAGCCGTTGGAAGTACATTCCCAAAAGAACTATTTTGAGCAACCACAGTTCCATTGTAATTTACATTCCATCCATTTGTAGACGTTCCAACTCTATTTGTTTGCCAAAAACCTACATTTGTAGTAGCATAAATATAATCAATATTTGCATTTGTATTATTTCTTGCTCTCATAGATAAAGTTCCTAAACCCATTAAAAGATGAGTCCAAGCCCCACTTACTGCATCTTGTTGACCTATGTCGTAACCAGTTTGATTTGAATTTGTACGATTGTAAAATGATAAACCAAAAAGTACATTGGTTTGAACATAACTTGTTTCCATATACGCACTCGTTCCATTTGGTGTAGCCCCAGTACTCGCAAAAGTCCAACCACTTGTAAAAGTACCCGTAAAACTTGAACTCTTTAAGTTCTGCGCACACGCTGCTGCACTTGAACCTACCATTGGGTAAATGGCTTTCATAGGTGTCCACGTTCCATTGGCTTTCATATCAATTACCAATTGATTTACGGCAGTTTGTTCGGTAGTTGTAAGTGTACCACCCGCAGCCGTTACCCTATCAAAATACGCTTGTGCATCTGCGTCAAACCCAGCACCTGAAATACTGGTATTACCTACAACAATACCTAATCGAACACCAAACATTACTCGTTGTATAAAACGATTGAACCGCTTGTCAGCGTAATTGATGTGATGATTTTGTCTTGTGGCAAAGAAATAAAAATTCCTTGCTTTAAGGTTACACCAGTTAAACCAAGTACTGTCATTAAAGAGGACGCATTTTGGTCTAAAATTGCAGAAACAACTGCATCGCTATTAACGACAAAACCTCTAAATCTGCCAGTGTTTGCAGACGTGTTACTGATTACTTTGCAACCAGTAAAACCAGCCATAAATTCGTTTGAGATACTCATATTTTTTTATTTAGTTTTTTTTATGATAAAGTTATTTTTTTACAATTATTTATTAAATTAATTAATTTCATATATTTTTTCGTTTAAATCAACTTGATATTGTTTTATTGTTAAAGTACCCAGTAAAACTTTTAATAATCCTTCTTCAACAAGTTGATTTGCCAATAAAGGGTTTGTGTTTACACTTGATGTTTGTGCGTATACAAAGTAATTATATTCACCACAATCCAAAGTAAATGTGCTGCCTTCGGTTACTGCAAATTTATTGTATCTGTCCGTGTATGCAGAAATATCCGTTATAAGAACATTTGTTTGAACTTCAGTAACACGATGTTTAAAACTAAATAGAAATTTAGGATTTGCAATTGTCACTTTTTCTGTAAGTGTCAATATCCAATTCTTTGTTTGTCCTTTAGTTATTAGTAGCATTATTATTAAATTAGCATTTTTACAAATTTGTTACAATAAAAAAAAGGTAGCATTTACGCTACCCCTTTTCAGACCATATGAAAAACAATAATTAAATTCCTAAGGTAGTAACTACTGCACCACTCAATTTGTATGGTTGTTCGCTATCCATTGCTTGAAGTGTAATTTGGTAGCCATTGGCATCACCAAATGCAGTTCCAGTTTGTGCGGTCATTGCACTTACATCACATCCACTATCTTTACCTACCAACCAATACTCATCGTTATTGTTTTTTACAATGCAGAAAGTTCTACCTTGTGCTAACAATTTCATTTCGTTTCTTTTGGTTGTTGACATTCTGCGCAACTTAAATGCTACGTCAGCAGTGTTAAAAGATGTTCCGTTTTCAACACTTACATTAGTAGTGTTAGTCATAGAACCAGTTGCTTTTGGAATGTCATAGGTATAAACATCACCACTTGCAATAGTTGTAGCAGTTACCTCACCACTTGCAACAGTGAATCCAGTTTTAGCCCAATTCACAAGGTGAATAGACTTAATACCCCCGATTGCATCTTTGCAATCAAGGGCTATACTTTGGGTTAATAAACAAGGCATCTATCTATAATATTAAAGTGCGAAATAAACTACTTGGTCAGGGAATGCAATCTGAACTCCATATTTGCAAGTCATTCTAAAACGAACTTCGTCGTTATCTATAGAATACCACATTTTAACTTCTTCTTCTTCGTGTGCAAGGTCAGTACCTATAAACAAGTTGTCCAAGTTAGTACAAACCATTTTGTTTGTTCCGTTCAAACCACCTACACCAATGATTTCTACATTAGTACCAGGATAGATGAATTTCAACTCACTTGTAGCATCTGCAACGTAGTGGTAAAGGTTAGCATTTTTCAAGTTAACCAAAGCCAATTTGAAGTTGTCTACACCCATAAATAATTTGATATTGTCTTTGTCTGCAATACGTGCTGGTACTGCTGCGTAGATAGCATCCAAAATAGTACCAATGTTGGTAGAAGTTACCGCAGTTACTGAACCAGTATTTCCACTTACAAATGCAGCACTATCAGTAATAACTTTTAACAAGCCATCAAATTTGTTGGTGTTAGGGTTAGTGTTAGCAGTTGCAGTAGTACCTTGCCACATTGCAATTTCTAATTTTTCA